AAACTTACCAGAGAAAGTACGAAGAAAGGGTAAACATTGTTTACCCTTTCTTTCATTCCCATGGTTGTCACACACATTCCTACTTCAACTTCCAGATATCCCTGTTGTACTGTAATGTTCAATATTAGCATTTCTATAAAACCTATTAAGCCTTAGAACGTGTATTTCCCCTATGGTGTCTACACGTTCAGCTTTAATAAATTTTCGTGAGGTCTAATAAAGCGGTGGCAAATGGGTGGCAAACAAATTTAAATAACAAATACTAGATTGCGACGTCGCAATAAGGATATAGCAATGGCAAATCCACAATTTTTATAATGATTTCTCTTCTCTATTTCTTTCGTTCATTGAAAAACAGGCCTATATAAAGTATAAGAATTTTGGAGTCTCTAATGTACATCAAGATAAATCTTCCTTCGGATTCTTAAATCATTTCACACAATCAGCTGTCACTCTATTAGTGGCGGCTGATTTATATTGTTCTTTAATCTGGGAAAATCTATCTTGCTTTCTTCTTTCCTTATTTTTTTTACAGAATAGGCCTATTAACGACATCTTTTCAGTGACAACTGTTGGCGCTCGTGGTAAAATCATGTATATTAACAACACTATGAGGAGGATAAAACATGAGAAAGATACGTGTAATAGCCTTATTTCTCGCATTAACATTATCTTTAACTGCCTGTGGTGGGGGCGGATCTACATCTGAAAAACAAACAGCAGATGTTAGTTCAGAAGATAATGTACAGGAAGAAGAAACATCTGATACCGCTACCGATGACCAATCCACTGATACCGTCGAAGAAGCATCTGATATGGATGTGGATTTAGAAGTGGATAGCATTGAGCCTGTCCAATTTGAGGAAACTACTGTTGTTGACAACGATCAGTGCTCTATCATCATCACTGGGATTGAAGAAGACAATATCTGGGGATATACTTTAAAGGCTTTTCTTGAAAATAAGTCCTCAGACAAGACCTACATGTTCTCAGTGGTAACAGCTTCGATTAATGGCGTAGAGACTGACCCTTTGTTCGCAACAGAAGTTTCTGCCGGCAAAAAAGCAAACGCAGACATTTCTTTTAGTGACACCAGTTTTGCTGAAAACGGTATCTCACAATTCACAGATATCGAACTTACTTTTAGAGTTTATGACAATGATGATTGGATGGCTGATTCCATTTTTGAGGATTCTATACACTTATATCCTTACGGTCAGGATGCAGCTGAAAAGTATGTCCGAGAGGCCCAGGGAACGGATAACGTAATTGCCGAGAATGAATCCGCTTCCGTAATCGTCACAGGATACAGTACCGATCCGATTTGGGGATACACTGTAGAACTTTTTATCACCAACAAAACATCCGACCACACACTCATGTTCAGCGTAGACGATGCGGCAGTAAACGGATATATGGCGGATCCATTTTTTGCAACAACGGTAGGCCCAGGGAATTGTTCGTTTAAAGAAATGTCGTTTTCTGACACTACATTGGCCGAAAACGGGATAACTGACATAGAAGAGATCACATTTTCACTTAGGGCTTATGATGCAGATGAATTTGGCTCAGATGATTTCTTAAATGAATCCGTTACTTTAAATCCATAATAGGAAATAAGACAACTGAATAATGATAGAAAAGGCAGGGAATGAAAATTCTCTGTCTTTTTTTACAAATAATATCAACAAACTTGTTGACTTTTCTGTACGTACATGTATAATATAATTGTACGTACAAGAAAGGAGGTTAAAAGTGTCACCAAGACAAAAATCTGATAAATCTAAGCACCACCGTTTTGAATTACGCCTTAATGATGAAATGAACAAAACATTGTTAGAATGTTCTGAAAGACTTCAAATAAGCAAAACAGAGGTAATCAATAAGGGCATCAAAATGGTAAAAGCAAAACTGGATACAAAATAAAACAGTCCGCACCGACCAAAGCACCGACTGTTTTATCGAAACCAATCCCACAAAATGAAGATTGACATTTTGAGTATATCTTCTTTTCGTGTGATTGTCAAACATCGAAAGGAGATTTTATTATGACAAGAATCGTAAACACTAAGGCATTGATCCAGAAATCCACCGGCCATATCGACCTGCAATACGATATGTATACCCAGAACATGGAAGATATCTATAGCATGAGCCAGAACTCATACGAGATGATATGTAACGGCTTCCGCTTTGGCTACATGCAGGGTGAAAAAGCCGCCAGAGCAGAAATGAAGAAAGGGAGGGCCGTATATGCAAAATGAACTGATGCAGACCGAGAATGGCCTTGTCCCTGTGTACATGACAACTTCTGGCGAAAGGGTTGTCTATGGTTCCGAACTCCATGAAGTACTGGGAGTAAAAAGTAAGTTTGCTGATTGGATAAAGAATCGCCTGAATGACTGTGAAGCCGAGGAAAATGAGGACTTTGAGAGTTTTTCTAAAATTTTAGAAAAAAGTGGACGACCGCAGACTGAGTACATCATTAAACTCGATACTGCCAAGGAGATGGCGATGCTCGAACGCAATGAAATGGGCAAGCAGGTACGCAGATATTTCATCGAGATAGAAAAGAGATACCGGACTCCCCGGGTTCCCGTCACGCCAATGCCACCTATCACCAATCCGATGCAGGAACTCTCCCCACAGCTACAGCTTCTCATCAACATGGAACTGAGACAGAAAGAAACAGACAGGGAACTCTTGGAATTAAAAGACCAGGCCAGACGACAGGATGAGACCATACAGGCTGTAAAAGAAGCTATGATGGATGCCGGCCAAGAACAGGATTTCAGCCCGTGGGTAAGTTCTTCCATAAAGAGGATAGCCGAGAGCAAAAGCTTTGAGGACAATCCCTACCGTTATCAAACGGTCTGGGGCGAAAGTTATAAGCGCCTGACGGATAAAGCTGGATGCGACCTTAATGTCTTATTGAAAAATGCTAAGAAGCGCGCACAGCAGAATGGAGCAACAAAAACACAGGTAAAGAATATCAGTAAACTTTCCGTGATAGCCAACGACAAACGGCTGAAAGCACTGTACATATCCTCGATACAGGAAATGGTGATAGCGTATTGTATTGGCACCGAAGAATAAAGCACAGGCGGCAGGATAACTCATCTGCCGCCCTTATTATTTTATCGATATTCGGTTTTAATTGGGAGTGGAGCGCCTATGAGCCCCTACCTTTATCCCATCTTTACGTGTGTACGGCTTAACCACAACAATTTTCTTTTGTTGTTTTCCTCTCACACTGCTTTTAGTTTTTGACATAATATCATCTCCATATTAAAAAGATAAAGGCACTCCAACTGGTAAAAGCACCTTATTCAATCAGCTAGTTACTCTTAATCGGCTCACGCCCAGGACCAACCCAGATCCTAAACGCTCTCTTGCCATAATTCTTGGCGTAAATCTTTGTACCATCTTTTGTGGTAATACTCGCCCTGAATATATACATAGGCGCCCTCCTTTCACAATTTCTGCTTGCGAAAGGCGAACAGCGATGATATAATTATTGTTGCGAAGAATAATCAACCAGTTGAATCGCTGTATAGCCTTTCAACAACCAGCCAAGCACCTCGTGTGCTTGGTTTTTTCTATGTAAAGAGTCATCTCATTACATACACTTTTTATATTGTATCGAAGCTGCGGTAAAAGACATTCCACAATCCTTCATGATTTCATTGACACTCATTCCCCTAATCAATTCATATGGCGCCATTAATTCTGCTGCAAATGCGTTCGCTTGCCATTCGGGATTCATATATGCTGGTATCTCTCCTCTGGCAAAACTAACTCTCTCTGGAGTGTGTAATAAAAAATGTCCCAATTCATGACATAATGTAAATCTGTCACGTGGATTTCCAGAGATAGCCCCCACATAAGTATCTTCTCTAATCTTCATAACATTCTTTCCTGTGTGAGTAACCCCATACGCATTTCTCATCTCACTTATTGGAACTATCTCATAATCCATTCCCAGCTCCGGAAGGCACCATTCAATAAATGGTACGACCGGAAAATACAAAACATCTTGCAAGCCAAACATATCCCTAAATCTTTTCACAATTTCCCTTATAGCTTTTAAAGATAATGGCTGAACTGATACCTTCTGCAACCTTCTACCTCCTCATAATCAACAGCCCAACAGTTTCTTGAATTTTTCTTTGTCAACAGGATTCATCGTGTCTAATCTTCTCGCAAAAGCCAACATCATATCCCTATCATCACTTGCCAAATCAGAAATATTGATTACATTACCATTTCTTGCATCATAAATACTGTCACGTAATTCCTTTATCTGGTCTTCAGATAAATCGTATTCATTGATAATGATATCTTCCCATCCTACAGGTGGCTTTGCTTTTCCATTTTCAACTTTTGATAAAAAAGCGGAAGAAACTCCAAGTTGCTGCGCCATGTCGAACAGTAGTTTACCATTATCAATCCTAATTTTACGGCAAAACTTACCAAAACTTGTCAGCATATTTTTTCCCTCCTAAATTATTCACCCTCTGTTACATCCTCTATATTAACCAAATATTTCAATTTTGTCAACTTATTCTTTTAAATTTTTTAACCAATTTTGGTTAAATTTCAATTCAAAGCACAGGCAGTAGGAGCCCGTACATTGCATCCTACTGCCTGTTTTGAAGGGCTATCTCTCTCCTATATTAATAACTTTGTGAAGCCATTCCTTATGACATCCGGTTGCGGCGTCGCAATACAGTTAAGACTGCTTAACCTTGTTCACTTCTCTTTATCACTTAGCATACACTGTTCCGCTCTTCCCGACTCCGCATATCCAGCCAGACGGTATCTCGATCCATACACCACCATCCTTTTCCTGAATATCCTTACAGGTGACAACTGTACCCTTCCTTAATATCCCATTTCCATCCTGATCTGCATAGCCGTTACTCTTTGCATTGACACTCAGTTTCGTAAACGGCTTTTTCTTCCCGCCGGCGGAATCCCTGACGTACATATCTGACTGTAGCGTATAATTCCTGCCGACTTTAAACAGTTCTGATGCAGTTGCCGGTTTGTTCTGTTCAGTGCTTGAAGATGCTTTTCTGGGATTTCCATTTACAACAATGGCTGTATGCCCTTTCGTCTTTGTTACAATGATATCCCCGTCAAACAGTTCTGTCGTGGATGTGACGCTCTTCCTGCCCTCGAACATCCCTGTCTTATCCAGTGCCGTGCCCTCTGATGCTGTATTGAACTCCCCAGTGTCAAATCCGGCCTCGATACAACACGCCCTCACAAGTGAACTGCAATCTGCCTCTGTTTTCGTTGCGATACCCTTCAATGAACCATACCTTTTGATTTGTAGGATTACTGTTGCCCGTTCTCCCTGGTCGTATCCGATGTTGTCATTGTTGCAGGCATCCAGCATAGCCTTTGCCAGCCTCTCCGCTATGACCGCATCTTTGGCCCTATAGAGATACCAGCCTTTTGAGTGCATATAAAAATTCTGGGTGCTTACTTCTTTCCCGGTCTGGTCGCTTGCTTTTCCTCCAGACAATTTTCCATTCTCGTCACTCCTTGCACTCCCGATTTTTACAGCCATTCTCTTTTCCTCACTTTCTTTGCAGAACAATTCCCTTTCTTTCTCCCGACGCCGCAGTAATCCATTCAGAATTTTGCCGCTGGATTTGCAGTAATCCGCAAAATGCTCTGCGATCTCCTCCGTCGTTCTCCCGGATATCAGTTTTTTTAAAGTCCCGGGACCGGCATTGTAGCAGAACGATACAAGGGCATCAAACTGATTTTGATTCAGTGTAAGGTTTTTAGTATAGGTATTTGTATACTTCACAAACCTCTCCAGATCAGAAAGAAGCAGGGCATCCGCTTCATCCTGTGAAATGGTCTGCCCTGCTTTTACATCCGCTCCATAATGCCCCCATCCGATCGTATGATACTTCTCTGTACTTACTGCTTTGTATGCTGTCAATCTACAGCTTTCAAAAGATTTTATCAGGGCAATGCCTTGTTCACTTATCTTCATAGGCCCTCCTTTACTGTATCAACTGTTCGCTCTTGATCTGTTCCTGTACTGATTTATGTGTCCTCTGTTCCAGCGTTCCTGAACCAGCATTGAATGAATAGACTAATATGCCAAGCAAGAATATGACAGACAATGTGATCAGACATAAGACCAGAAGAAAGCAAATGATCATCTTGTTTATCTTTTCTTCCTTTCCACCGTTTACCATACTTCCCCCCTGGATGTTATTTTTTTAAATCCTGAAAATATTTGATCAGTTTATCAAATCCGAACATTGCGGCATAAGCCACCATAAAACCAACAATGACGAACGCCACTAACAGATACCATGTGATCTCCATCTGTTTAATCTGCCAGTATGCAAGAAAGACTGCAACTGTGAGGACGATAGACAAGGCTACAACAAATGCATTGATGTAGGCTGTCTGCGTGAATGTGATAATCTTCTTTGCTACCTCCGTGATGATGTTCACTAATACCACCAGAATGGCGATAATGATAAAAATTGTTGAAAATAATTCCTGATAACCCATAACTTTTCCTCCTATCCGGCAACTTCATCTGTGCCATCTGTTTTTGTTTGCATTTCATTTACTATTTCCTGCATCTGAATCGGTGTGCTGAATGACAGCTTATTCTTCTCGAATATGTTCATGATGCAGTTCGTGCCCATGTACAGGCACAACGGAGCGACTATCTCCGTGATGAGTGTTGTCGATACATCCACAACGGTATCCTTTTCAAACCATGCCAGTACATATGACATTGTGACCATTACAAGTCCATGCATAAGTACTGCTGTAGTCGCTGCCTTGACGAAGGTATCTATCCTGACTTTTTTTGACGCCCTCTTTTTCTTACGCCCACCCCTGCTTTTTGCCCTTCTCCGCCTCTGCATGGCTATGAGCAGTCGTAAAAAAAGAATAGCCGAGACAAAGCCGGCTACATACATCGCTATACAACTTGCTATATGCATTTCTGTTACTCCTTTGAAGTGGGTTTAAATATCCCTAAAAGCCATTTACAAGTCCATGGAGACTTTATTTTACATGCTGTGAAGAAAATATAGCTGAAAGATAAAACCTCCTAAAATCACTTAAGATTGAGTCGTCAATATATCGCCTCAATCCCCTGCTGTGTCAGAAAATCCTTCTGCTCATGTTTTATCTTCCTGGCGTACTCCAGGGCGGCGTGCATATCACCGTTGCAATGAGCGTCCGGAATCCTGGCCACTGCCTCGGCGGTTGCCTCGCCCAGGGATATGGCAGCTCCGATGCTCTTAACAATGAGAAGTTCTTGTTTCTCTCGAACAGCTTCTTTTTTCTCCCGCTCTTTTTCCCTTTTCGTTATCCTTTGCTCCAATAACCAGAAGCAAAACCCGGTGATCGCGGAAGGGATACTCATTGCCAGAATAATTTCCATTGGATCCATTGTTTTCACCTTCTTTCATAGTAAATTTTATATAAATTGATAATGTGGCCGCTCCCTTTCCTGCATCCAGGGAAAGTATTCATACAGCCATATATAGAACAGATACCGGGTCCAGTCATCCAGCACAATCCCGACCATGGAAAGCGGGATCCACAAAAGGAAAAAATATAAACATATCTGGCCACACAGGTTAAGTGGCAGACCAGAATAATCCCAAACTCCCCATTTAAGCCATAGATTGACCACGCATCCCGTTATAAACTCAAATACTGTGATAATGACTGCGCTTACAACAGATTGCCTCAAAAGACACCAGTGCCACGGTATTTTGTACTCATTGAGCAATCCCATAATGACGAAGCAGGCGCCTCCCAAGATGAACATACTCCAATGCGTATATCCACGCCAAAGAATCTCTATCCATGTGTATACACGACCTCCGATCAGAAATAACAGCAATTCCATGATCATTCCTCCATCTTGGCCAGAATATCTTTTAAGACTTCGCTCTGATACTCCTCCGGAACAGGGCTCCCATACACCACTGCTTTTACCTCATCTGCATCTTCCAATGCCTTCACCCAGATATTGAGTGCGTTACAATATGTCGTATGATATGTGACAAATGCAAGCGCTGTCTCCACGATCATCTGCATCTCTGTTTTTGTATAATACCTGCACGGATGTCCGTCCTGGTGGTATTCAAACTTCTCCGCACCTGCTGCCATCTGTGCCTGTTTGCCGAAAAGATTTATCTGATCCTTTTCCGTCAGACTGAAATGCTCCGTCCCGGCCGGTAACGCAACATCAACTCCAGCATAGATTGTCTGTTCACAAGCCATGCCGATCTCCTGTAACTTCATTGCCTTGATTTCTTCCAATGTCGGCACATAAGGTTCCGGTTCCGGGACAGGCTCCGGTTCCGGCGGCGCAACATAAACAGATCCATCATCAGAGAACTGCACCCCGCCATCAATCTGACGATACACTGTCTTGAAGTTTTTATAATCCCATTCGTCTTCTGCCTCATCCCTCGACAAAGTGAAACCCTTATCTTTTGCAGGGATATCCCCGATGATCTGCACGATATGCTGAGATATCCTGCTAAATTCAACCTCATAAACCGGCTTTAAACCGATATATTTCATATTTAACATGATTTTTTCCTTTCTCCTGGCATTGCCAGATTCAAAAAAGAGCCTTCCGGCTCTTGGTCAATAGTTTCTATTCTCTCTTTTTACTGCCCTTCCTGCATTAAATGATAAATTAACCGGGCAACTCAGCAACATCAGCCTTATAGCGGAAGGGAGTGGCGAAAATATAAAGTATTTTGCCCAGTTGGGTGCCGATGCAGCATCAAAAAAATTGTTGGGTAATAATATCAAAGTAAAGCATGACATTGTCACGATTACAAGTCCAAATAAAGTAACAATTTCCGTTGATGGTAAAGTTTTCGCTGCATTAACACATAGCAGTTCGGGGCATGACAGCATTTGTTTTATTAAAGAAGATGAATCTCTTTATACTCATCCATATTATGCATTTGTCCATAATACTATTGACAATCTGCAAGACGGAAATGTGATTATCAGTGATAACCAGTCAAGTACACATGCATTTGAATATCTCATTTTTTACAGATAGTGTTTGTTATTGCCTCAAACATGCACGGGTTCCTTTAGTCTCACTATATCCAGGAGTGAAGGAAACCGCTCCTCCTGTAGCTTCGATAATAGCGACATATTGAGTATACCCGCCACCTGAGTCGGAGTAAAAAACTAATTTTCCACCAGCTATGTTGCTTGGTTGCATATTGTGATATCCACTACCAGAATATGTACCGGCAACTATGACCCAGTCGCCCTTTTTCAAGTCCGACGGGATGCCGTAGACTAATGAATTAAACTTACTAAAAGGGAGTACTGTATCAGCACCACCTTTTGTTACGACTAACTTGCCGTCCGAATTGACTGACACATTCGACACTAATTTATCATTTAACTCAGCAACCACCGGCGCCGCGACCAGATTTGTCTCATTCGTATTTGCCTCAACCTCTTCCATTGTCGTTAATACTTTCTTAGTTACCAGCTTTCCCATATAATTCTTTATCAATTCCAAGATTCTCTTATCTAATGTCATGACTGTCTTCCTCCTTAATCAATCAGGGCTTCTGTTATCTCTGCTTCAGTTGCCCGCGTATTCAAAAACTCTTTTAAAGAACCTTCATCCATCCACACAACATCCGAAACAGTATGGGGATAGACGACATTTCCTTTATCGTCTTGTAGTTCTTCCATCCTATATCTAGTTGCTCCAGCACTCATCGCATATCCTCCTCTTTTTAATCTTCTACTATATACAGCATACCTTTTTTGCGGTTTACGGTCTCTCCTGCTTTTACATATACAATACAGCTCAGTATGCCGGCATATGGTGTATCATCCAGTTCTAATGATGTCCGTCCTGTCTTTTCCACGCCATACAGGGTTCTCTCTATTACAGGATTCTCCCTTCCGGATATATACCGATCATAAAAGTTGATGATGAGACCTCTTTTGTTCGTGATAAGACCATACAACGTTCCCTTCGTTCTTAAAGCCGGCGGTTTATATGTCAGTTCAGTCATCTGCACGAATGGATCATCTGCATCAGAGAAGCAGTTCGCCTTCATGTCCTCAAAAAACCGTGCTATCTTGCCAAACAGTGTTGCCAGTGTGTCTCCTGACTGTATGTTCTCCCGATTTTGGGCCATTTCAAACACTGATGCCAGGTCAAATACCTGTTCATTCCCTTCATTATCCTTCCGCCGAACCCTCACGATCCTGTTTGTCCCCTTTATCGTTTCAAACAAGATCATGTTCTTCTCCAGCTCCTGTGGCGGCCCTATGCGGATACCCGTTGCTCCGGCCTGTTGTAATGCTACAACTGCCTTATACAATATAAAGCTCTTCATATCTGCTATATACTGCAAAGTGTTAAACTGCCTTGAAGTCGGTATCCCATTGATACCGCCTACGATCGCAGGCCAGCCGGCAGTCCAGTCTTTTATGCTTATACTCTCCCGACTCCCTGTATCGGCAAACAGGCTCTCAAATAAATCTTTTTCAGTAGCTGTATTGATATTCTCACCTGCCATATTCTCTAAATCTGCCATTTTTACCGCTCCTCTCCTATGATATGCAAAAACTTTCCTTCCCCGAATCCGAGCGCTTCTTTGTTAAGATCCCGGAATCCAAAGAATTCGAGTTCAAAAAACTTCATCTCCACTGAAACGCCGCCTGGTTTCACCGTCAGGTTTACATTGTTGAGCATCCCCATCATCCACTCCTGAAACTTCGCCCCTACCATGACCTGGAAATGCGCCGGATGATCGTCAAACTCCCTGTAATATAAAAGTTTCGCATCATAGAGCAGCCTGCATATCTCCATCAGTTCCGGATGAGTGCATGTGTTTACATTACGGAGTGCCTTATACATCAGAAACAGTCTGTACCGCTCATCATCCAGTACAAAGAAGTCTATGATTCCGGCATAAGAGGTTGATTCTACCCTCGACAGGTTCACAATCTCTCCGATGCCGTCAAGCTGCTTACCAAACGCCGTGCAGATCGCGCGTAGTGTCTCAAGTTCCTTAAATGCCTCCTCCAGTTCTTCCAGTTCTTCTGCAAATGCCCTTATGAGCACTTCGATGTTATGTTTTCTCTTGAACTGCTCCGGCAGTTTATCCAGGAAACTCTTTGTGATCGTCTCATTGTCCATCATGCAGGATCACCTCGATTCTCGACACATCAAAGACCGCTTTCTGGCGGTGGCTTATCTCGATATTCCCGGATACATATTCCCCTTCCCCAGGTATATATTTTTCCGTATCGGCCGCATACGCCGTGATATTCACCATGGAGACAGCTACCAGGTTCTTATAGATGTTTGTTAAGAGCTTCTGCAGGTACACGCTGTCGCCCACCTGGAGCGTTTTCACATCCTCCAGGATGGAATCCTGCGCAAGCTGGATATAGTTTGGCGCGATCGACTTTCCTTTTTCTTTAGTGACCACAACCTTGAGCCATATGTACCGGTAGTCCGGCCGATTGAATCCTACCTTGTGGATATTGCCAAAGACATCCGCCACATCCATGAGGATATTCCCATAAGCCCTGACGCCATTGGTCTTTTTCTGGTAGATGATATTGGCTATCTCACCCTCATCCCCACCGTCCACAATAAACTCCACCGATTTTGGCGGCCTTCCCTCTGAGTCGGTCACCTCTGTATCATTCTCATACCCGGCTACGGAAAGCACATTGTCAACGGAGTTGTATATCTCCGCTGTGACGCTCTCGATCATGTTCTTTGACCGCGTTGCACATCGCTTTACAAAGTTCTGTCTCGCCTCCACATCATCCGCCTCAAACCGCCCCGGCACTGGCGCTATATCGTTCGTGATCTCCCTGATACCGGTATCCAGCGTGACCATCTCCTTGATCAGACCGTCCGCTATGATGACCGGGCCATACTCCATACTCTCAAACAGGATATTTGAGGTCACTGAGTCTATCAGCAGATTATTTGATATGGCCAGGGTATTGGAAGTCTGCTTGAAGATGTCTTCCAGCCGCAGGGAGAGATTTTCTGTATCAACCTGTACTTTTATCCCCTTCTCCTCTATCATCTCAGCAAAGGCATTGAGAACGTCCAGTGCACCGTCACCCGGACGCTGGACATATTGATAGCTGTGACGGTTGATGGTGATATAGAAAACATCTATCCCCGACTCCATGTAGGGCTTTATCACAACATTTCTGAAATTCTCCCTTCCGATCACCTGTGTATTGGTACACCGGAATGACTTTGCCGGGTTTGTTGCCGATCTGACGAGCACTCCGTACGGGACAACCGTATCATCCGGCGCAGTACATGCGAGCATGTATATCGTCCTGGAATCCCGTTCCCTCGTGATGCCGCCAAACTGCATGGCATTATCCAGGTTGGAACCTTCCGCGCTCATCGTGTACATCGCATAGTATGTATTCTCAGCGACCTCCCACAGCTTTGCGACTTCATCCGAGAATCCTGTGACCAGGACATTTAAAACGGATTGCGGATTGATCGTGATGTCATATCCCCAGCTCTCTTTCAACTTCCCATATACACTGTCTTTTATCTCATCAAGACGCTTCCTCACAAATCCTTTCTGCGTCACGCCGTGTTCATCCATGCAGTATCACCTCCTCGTCATATGTCTCTTTATCTGTGCGGAATTGGAACCTGATGACGGCATTTCTGCTCTCCGGATCCACACGGATATCAAGCCTTGTCACTTCCAGTACATCATCTGCCTCCAGCATCTCCCGTGTCAGTCGTTTCCTGATGCCGTCGATATCCGGATTCTTCACCAAAACAGATTCAAACCAGGGGATCCCCTTTTCCGGATCAAATACCCACTCCGCAAAATACCACCTAAATCTTATCAAGACCTCCTGCACGGGGCTTGTAACAAGTGAGATATCACCCGCTTCCGTCAGTCTTATATCTCCATCCCTGTCAAGCAGAATATCCTTCATGTCATGATCAGCCTCCTTCCATGATGGAACCGCTCACAAAAAGGTCCCCTTCTATCTCGATACGTGAATCCTTGACTCTCAGGCTTTTCCCGCCGCATTTGAGGTCTACGCCGTCTGTCCCCATCCACAGTCTGTTCTGTTCATGCTCGACCTGAAATTCATCTTCCTTTATCATCAATTCCATCCTCTTATTCTTGATGATGACGGCGTTCTCTTCCACTGCCTTCTGCACTGCCTCATCCCCTTCACTGAACAGCCCGGGGATACATACGGCATTGGTCAGGTCGAACTTCATATCACTCTCGGTCTCTTTCCCGTGGCTCATCCATGGCTTCATATCATTTTCACAGACGATGATGAGGCATCCATCCCCCGGTTTTACAGGATAAGCTATCACCGTATCCTGGCCGCGTGGAAATACGACTGGTACCTTTACGATAGAAGGGTATCTGAGGCGTTTCCCGTTCTTCATCGCAACGCTCCCTTCGGGTTTGACCGTAGCCATCCCGGTAGCCGGGTCAAACGCCGATATGGTACCAGGGAGTGCTGTATGGATATCATAAGTAGCCTCCCTGACTGTATTCTCGACCTGCTGTACAAATTCCTGCATCATGCCCCTGTCACCTCCAATACCGTTGCCCTGCACTGCCAATCACCTTCATAATTGTCTCCATCTATGGATACCTTCTGTACCCTGAAATATCCGTTCACCGCTTCGCTGCTGATGTGGATATAACTGTTCACTCCTATGGCCAGGTTCATGAGATAAGTCACTTCCCACCCGAGCTGTGCGGACTCAGCTCCTGCATCTGCCGTTTCCGAACCTCCCTTACTGCTCCCGCTCGCGGCTGATATATTGACGCGCTTTGGCATTCCGATCAGCCCGCTCCCTACATTTAATTCATAACAGCTCATAGAGATCGGTTCCCCCGGCTTTAACAGCTGTATGACACCGTCCTGTATCGTCCAGTTGATACCGTCCATGCGCGTCAGGCGGTTCAAGAGATTCTTTGCTCCTCCCACAAAACTAAAGCCTGCCGCCAGCACCGTTGTCTTTGCCATTGCTCCCACTGAATTACTCAACGGGAGTCCCATCTGCGACGCTATCTCCTGATAGACAGCGTCTGTCTTTGTCCCTTCTGCATAAGAAAGGGAAAAACTCGTATCCCGCAGCTCTACCATGCAGGAGGACAATTCTATCTCCGTCATGCAGTCCGCACCATCCTTTGTGGTAGATGCGTGCGTGACCGTTCCCTTAAAAGCCTCGCTGATATTGTCTGCATATCCGGCCTTTATGACCACTACACAGTCCTTTTTCTCCAGCTCGGCCAGATGTTCTTTATTTAAGTTCCATATCGTGACTTTACCGGTATTGGGACTCTCTACGTCCGCTTTTTCAAAAGAAAACTTTACATGAAGCGGGATGCCGTCTGCACCAGCGGCCCCGATCTCGAATCCAGAACCTCCGCTCTCACCGATCGCCACTCTCACCTGTCTATCGAATAATCTCATTTCTCGTTCTCCATTCTTCCAGGTCTTCCCAGGGAATGAACGCAAACTCAGCGTTCCCGTTCAGAAAATCTTTTCGCCCCACATGCTTCAGGTTCGTAAAACATCCAAATATCCCCTGCGGGATATGTACGGACAGATCGAAATGCGTGAGCGGAGCGAGTGGCACAATCTTACGCTGCTGTAACAGGATGTTTTTATCCATATCGTATACTCCGAACGACCAGTAATCGTAGACCCCATTATAAGTAAATCGTACCAGGTATTCCTGCCGGCACAGGATCACGCGGGAGAAACTGTCGTTCATGTCTGGAACCTTAATATATGTGACCATACTGTTTCACCTCAATTCAACAGATTATATAGAATAGATGCCTTGCCCTCGGATTCCTTTTTCTCTGATCCAGATGACCCGGAACCGGACGCAGAAGCACTTCCTTTACTGCCCGTACCGGATGTCCCGGCATTTGCCCCTGTGTCACCTCCACGTATGTATGCCGCCGGTATGGTAGTGGACTGCGCGGACACTATCGTTATTTTCTTCAAAGTCATCCGGATATCCCTTGACGTCTTGTTACTCTCGTCTTTAGGGACCGACAGAGACATGATAGCCATATCATTGTAAACATCCGTACTCGTGACAACTGTGACAAGCTGTTTGGAATGATAAAGGTTTTCCAACTGCGCCACGACCCCCTCAACCCTGCCCGTCCCATGGGATGCCCATGTCACCGGGGTATTCGTGAGATGGCCTGTGATCTCAAGTTCCATGGGCTTGATGCTGATGTTGTCCGATACGGAATACCCGGATTCAACAGCATAGTCCGGAACTTCGGAAGAATAAGTCTTATTCTCGCTGAGCAGTGCATCAAATTCTATCCCATTGATAGAAAGCGGCTGTAACTTCATCCGTTATCTCCTCCTTCCGTATCATGTGCCATACAACAGGCCTTTCGCCAGCTGGTCTGTTGTATCTGCTGCTGAGCTTGCGGCCGCCTGGGATATCGCCTTCTGGTCTGTCCCGTTAAACGTCTGCTCGATATTCACATTCTGTGTCACATTGTTCGTCTTATTTCCTCCTGTACCGCCTGTGTTGGCGACCGTAGTGTTCTGTATCGTGGGTGCTTCTGCAACATAGCCGTTTACATCGCTGACAAAATCTCCTACGCTGTCGGATATATCACCAAAGAACCCTTTGATATTTGCCAGCATACCTTTTATCTTCTCGACGAATCCCATTACTTTCTCTACGATGGCATCGATCTTCTCTCCGAACAGAGCATAGATAACATCCCAGATACCTCTGAAAAATGCTACTACTGCATCCCAGATGCCTGTAAATATCTCCTGGATGCCCTGCCACGCTTTCTCCCAATCCCCGGTAAATACGCCTACGATAAAGTCAATGACGCCTTGTATGACCTGTAAAAATGCCATGAATCTTTCATAGACCGCAGAAAAATAAGCAGAAAATGCGGCTACGATCTTCTCGCCCCACTGATCCCAAAATTTTTGCAATGCTGTGAATATAGTGACTGCCGCTTCCCTGAGCATATTCCAGATAGCCCTCAGTGCAGACATGAGAGCGTTCCAGATGGATGTGAGCCTGACCATGATCTGCTCGCCGTTCTTTTCCCAGAACTCTCTTAGTTTACGCACAGTCTCTTTTGCCAACTGGGAGATGGACAGCCATACCTGGAGCAGGAACCCTTTTACTTTATTCCATGCTGTTATGATCCGGTCCCGGACTTCATCTACGTCATAGCCCATCTTCCCGAGCATGTCACCGATGACGCTGTCATTCCCCTGCATGAAGTTGATAAAATCATCCACGATCAGGGCAATGGCAAGTATCACGGCAACGATGGCCATGATCTTCAGATTGGCCACATTTAAAAGCCCTGTAAAGGATTTCAAAAAAGACAGTATCTTCTTTCCTTTAAACGCTGCTATCGCCGTGGCCGCCGCGATCCCCAAAAACCGCAGTACATTCTCCATGCCCCCGAACTTCTCCGTTACTCTCACGGCTATATCCCGAACCCTGTTGAGACCTTTCATTGCCATGTCAAAGGCCTTCGTCATGTTCTTGGCCAGGGTCTTTGTGAGTCCGGTACTGGCATTGATATCATCCAACCAGTAGCCCCATTTATTCCTAATATACATGAGACCATCTGAAATGCTGTAATCAAGGCCGTTAAAAGCTACATTGATCTCATCTGTATGGGATACGAAAGCACCCTTTAAATCCGCCAGGGATATCTTGCCGTCAGCAGCCAGCTGCTCCAGCTGGTCCGTGGTGCTCCCAAGCTGTTCATTCAGATATCTTACCGCCTCCGGTGACCGCTCCATCAGCTGATTCAGTGTCTCTGTGTCAACCTTTCCCTTTGCAAAGGACTTATTGACGGCTTCCATAAGGCCTGCAATTTCTTCATTGCTCTTGCCGGCGGTCTTAAAGGTCTTTGTCAAGGCATCGTTAAAAGCGATCGCCTCATCCACACTGCCAAACAGTTCTTTATTCTCCTGTACCAGTGCCCCGATGGTCTTGGCCGTGTCCGCATAAGACATCTTCGTATCGTTCGCAGACTGCATGATCTTCTGCTGTATGTCTTTCTGCTCACCAAGGCCGCTCGTGGCGTTTTTGATCTGGTCATTGATCCCGTTGAACTCTTCAGCCAGGGCGTTCATTTGGGAAAGGGAGAAACCAATACCGATAGCTCCCAGAGCCTTCATGGCAAAATCCTTGACGCCTTCTATCCTACCTTCGACTTCTTTCATGGAAGACTCGTCTACTTTAAATCCCATAGCAATAGCTATGTCACGTACTGTCAATGGTTCCTCCCCCCTTCTTTATTCATCTCATCCATTTTCGCCCTTTCAATATCCAGATCCATGCTGTACAGGGCATACAGCTTTAACGCTTCGCTAAGCGTATAACATGTCTTTAACTCCTCCATGCTTGCCAGCTTTGCCTTGATCAGGGTATACATCCTCAGTTCCAGTTCATTAAACCTGTTTGCGTTAAAGGAGCCATAACGGGAGATACTATCTTCTTCACTGCTTCTGTAACATTCCCAGATTGGATCCCGATGTTCTCGAAAAAATCACCGTAATTCTCCTTGAGCACATAAAACGCCAGTACGAACATGTTCTGGGTATTTCCGCGGAACACTTCGTTGCACTTATCTTCTGTCAGATACTCCGCATCCTCACTGTCATCCCCGCGTACTGCGACCTGGCCGCCCAATAAGAGTTCTCTAATAAGTTTTTCTACCTTATCAGCCGACAGGGAAGAAAACGCTCCTGCAATATACGGCGCCGCCTCACTGACATCCATATCCAACAGGTTTTTTTTCTCTGTACTATTATCCTCACTGTCTTTAAATGCGTTCACAATGCCGCCGACAAGCGGTGAAAGCAGGCCGATAACTTCCGTACTCAATCTTGCCGCGGTAAATGCAGGGAGCGGATAGATATAAAACGTATATCTTCCGATCTGCTTTTCTGCCGGCTGCATCACCTTTGCTATATTCCTTGCTTCATTCATGCCTCGATCCTCCCATCTACTCAAGATCTATGGTTGCCTGACCGGTCTCGAGCACCCATTCCTTATTCTGTGACTCTTTTCCGTTTGTCTTTCCCGGCAGCTTTGTTACCCACGCCATGCTCGCCGAAACCTTTTCTTTTCCAGTCAGATCGTTGAATATTATCCCCCTTGGGAGCCACCAGTTTCCCGCTTCAGAGCCACCAGGAAATTTCTTCCTTGAGAGCCACCC